GATTCCGGTCAGCAACCCTCGAAGTGGGCCGTTGCTTTCATCGTGAATATATATATGGGAAAGCAGTGGGCTGGTTGCATCGTTCTGTCCATCGGCACTGCCTAGACCATTAGACGCGCCGTTCGAGAACGTTTTCGCTGCATTGTCGCCGAACCCGGATGCGATTGAATTGGTTAGGCCGCCGAACCTGAGAGTGCCTCCGTTGATTGATGCAACGAAAGATGCTTCGCCGCTGAAACTATCACTGCCTCCGGCAAAAACTGACGCCCCTGGATCACCTTCTGTTCGGCTTATTTCCCCGATCGCATAGCAATGGAATTTATCCAACTGATAGCCTGCAAAAACGGACGACGAGAGAGCAATACCGCCGACGATTAGATACGCTGTTCGAGAATCTCCAATCCAGCCGTAATTCACCTTTCTTTGATCTCCGCCGCTAACGGAATTGAATGCCGCCGATCTAACGAGAAGTGAATTTGCCAGCGCCGCGGTTTCATTTTGCGCATCCGTAAGGTTTGCGAACACTCTGAGGACTGCTGCGACCTCGTTATTTACAATAGACGAGGTCTGGAACGCGTCGATCAGCGTTTCATCCGTATCCACCCGGATATACATCGGCGCGTCGTGCAACGGGTCATTGTGCGCAATGAGGTACGCCCCCGGGTTTTCGTCAATGATCCATCCAATCTGATCGATCGAATCGAACATCATTTTCGCACCCATGGCCTGGCCGGTTTCAAAAATATCGGGCAGGCCATCGCGCGGTGCGCTGACAAACGTCGGTACTGGCATCAGTTGTTCTCCTGTGAAACATCACCCTGGAGGTGTGCGATAAATCGATCGGTTGTAAGCTCCGGCGTGTCGCCCGGCTGCACGCTGCGGATGAACCAGACCGGATCGTTCGCGCCCAGCGTGTTGAACCGTACGGCGTTGCCGATATCCCAACCGCCGGACCAGCCGCCGGCCAGGATCGTGAAATAGGGCGTGCCGGTCGCCGGGTTGATGGGCGCGATATCCGATGCGATCGGCACGCCGGTCAGGATCTGGCCGAAGGTTTCGCCGATGACGTTCACGGCGTCCGTGTCGATAAATTCCAGGCGCCATCGTTCGGTGATCGACCCATTGTTCGACATGACGATCGGGAAGTTGATGTCATCGTATTGCCCGGTCGTGCCGTCGCCGATCTGGTTGTCCGACCATTCGCCGGTCCATGCCGCCTGCGTGAACAGGTTCAGCGCGATGGCTTCGAGGTCCTGGTTACCGCCGTCCGGTTTGAAGATCAGTTTTGAGCACAGGAAGACTTCGGCGTCCGCGGCCAGCATCCCGAAGGGCGCGCCGCTGGCCATGGATATCTTGCCGTTGATCTGCACGTCCGTGCACAGTCGTTTGAAGTAGGCGAGCGATTCGATTTCGAATGGCGCGGTGTACGCCGACAGATCCAGCGGGTTCGCCCACATCAGCGTGCCGGCCGCGGCGTCGATCGAATACAGATCGCTGACGACCTCCACGCCGTTCGCGTCCGAGACCCGGACCCAGGCGATGGGCGCGATGCCCAGATCCACGGTGCCGCCGTCGGTCGGCGCCGGGTCGGAGACCACTTTGCGCTGCACGGCCATCAGGCTGTCGCCGGGGCGGAACACGGGCACGCGGCCATCGCTGGGCAGCAGCACCGGGTCGAGCCCCAGGATATCCGGGTCGAGCGGGATGCTGGCGAGGACGACGGCGGAGAATGTCGCGGACGCCGGGACGATGCGGTGCGGCTTAAAGATCTGTCCGTCATCGCGAATGGCGTTCGGGTTGAACCACGGTTCCGCCTCGTTGCCCGCGGCCGTGACCCATTCGCCGAAGAAGATTTCAACGACCCCGGTCGTCACGTCGACAGTCCCCTGGATGTTCGGGCCGGTAATGTCGCCGTTGCTATCGGCCGTCGACTGGATCAGCGTCGCGTTCTCGTAGCTGATCGCCTGGACGGTCAGTGACGCTTGCAGAATCGGCGCGCCGGGCGTTCGGAAGAACAGCCGGTTTACGGGCGTGACGCCGGCGACCAGCCCCAGGCCGTGGACGTCGATCTGCCCATCGCCCTGCGCCCAATCGGTGATGATCGTCCAGCCGCTGATGTAGTCGATCGTCCCGCCGACGATCCCGGCGTTCGTCTGCGGGTCGACGTTGTACACGAGATCGCCCTGTCGGTCGATATACGTCCGGCCGTTGAGCGTGAACCGTACGCTGCCCGTGGCGACGATGTCGGTCGTGCTCCGTTTGATGTTGAAGCCGAACGGCGGCGCCGCGACGCTGCCGACCTCCGAGGTCGACTGGCCGGAACCTGCAAGCAGGTATCTGGCGGTTATCGTGCCGCCAGCCGGGAACCGGGCGAACCAGCCTTCGACCGGCGCCGGCGGTTCGCTCGAAGGCGTGTTGAATATCGTCCCATCCCCAGCCTCGGTTTCATCGGGGATCGGATCCGGTTCGATGATGTCGACGTCCGGACCCGGCGGCGTGCCGATCGGAATACATCGGCTGGCATTGCAGCCGGTGCCGATCGGCGTGTCCGGCGGTAGGTGTTCGCCGGGCGGGAATAGTACGGGCATTACGCGTTACCTCCGTCGATTGCCGCCGGGAAGTCGACCTCCCCGGTCGTGTAATTTATCGTCCCGCCAGGGACCGGCGCGCCGTTCGCATATTGCAGCCCGCCGGCGCCGTCGTCATAGATCCGGAGTTCGATCAGCCGCAACCGCCCGTTGACCTGCGCCTCGACGACCCATTCGAATTCCGCGGATCCGGGTTCGACCGGCGCGTTCGCGAGCGTGAAATTCACCTGGTCGGATGTCCCAGACGGCGTCGGCTGTAACTGCTCCTGCTGCTGCGCATCCCGTTGCAGAGAATAGTTGATCGGTTCCCCGGCATCCGGCCAGCGGCCGGCCAGCGGGCGGAACGATACCTTGCCGGTCTGCGCGGTATAGATACCGACCTTGTCCGAACCGTCCATGACCTGCCCGGCGGCGTTCGTCGTCAGGTTCACGGTGTCGACGCCCGAGATGTAATCGAGATCCAGCGACCCGGGGACGATCGGAAATTCCGGGATGTTCAACTCGAAGTGCGGGCGCGCGGCATCGACCGACGTCGTCCCCTCATCGACGACCACCGGCGTACCCCAGGAGATAATGACGGTCGTGCCTACGTCGGGCAGCGCCGCGAGCGTTGCGGTCAATGTGCCGGTCGCGTAGTTGATGGACCCACCACCCTCGCCGGGTTGGCGCCCGGATAGCGACCCGCTGCCGTCATCGGATAGACGGAACCAGTTGTTCAGCGACCTGTAATCGACGCTGACCGTGCCGGGCGCGGGGATCGGCCGCAGCGTCCGGACGTAGTTCAGCGCCCGCGTTTGTTCCCGGACCAGGATTTGCGTGGTAAGCGTCGAATCCTGGACCGCCGCGGCGGGTGTGGCGACGATCGTCAGGTTGATGGACCCGCCCTGATTATCGACGACAGATATCGCGCCGGCATCGTAATCGACGCCCCCCGAATACCGGGTGCCGGAAATGACCAGGTTGCCGGCGCCGTCGTCGGTTGCCGAGAACGTGCCGGATATCTCGAGATCCCCGGGGAGAATCGTGCCGCCGACGAATACCGTTTCGGCGATGCCGGCGGAAGCCGAGAACGAGCCGGTCGAGACGCTGATGCTACCGGCATCGCCGGCGGCGATGAACGAAATGCCGGGCAGGCTGGCCGGTTGATCGGTGACCGGTTCTTCGGCGTTCGTGCTGGGGACGATCCTCGAAAACGGGTTGTCGATCTGGACCGACAGATCGCCCTGCGCGATATCGCCCTGGACGCGTTTGACGCCGAAATATTGGGCGCCGGCGGAGACCGTGGAGTTCTTGATCAGCGTCGGCGGCGTGCCGGTCGTGTTCCGGACTACTTCCGTGCCGTCCCAATCGGCTTGCAGCGGCCGCGACAATTCCAGGACCATCACGTCGCGCTGAAAAGCGCCGCTGGAATCGAAGAACGTCTGCGTCGACCTGCTGACAATCTTCCTGATCTTGACCGCCTCGGTTTCCTGCACCTCGTCCGAGTCCTCCAGGAACAGCGTGTCCCCGAGGTCCGGCGTCGGCATATCGGATAACCCGTATAGCGTGAGCGACCCCGTACCGGCCAGGTGATCGTTGAACAGCCGCCATCGTATCGACGGGCCGGGGACCAGGAACGATTCGATGCGTTCGACGACCTCCGACCGCTCGTCATCGTACTTCGTGTTCCGGGTCATCAGCACATCGACCGCGTCGTCCTGCGCCGGGTTGATGATCAGCAGGCCGGCGCCGAAAAAACGATCCGTGTTATCGGAGAACACGCCGGGGAAGACCTTGCGGATGCTGACGCGGCCGGTAACGCGATCCTCGCTGGACACGTCGTCGAACACGTTGTTCAATTCGCCGCCGACGATTTCGTTCGGGCTCATGGCGCCACCGCCGTCGGCGGTATCCCTGTTGCGCTGCGCGCGGAAGATCTTCAGGTCGGTAGTCGAAATCGTCATGCGGTCATCAGCCTCAAGGTCAATGTGTGCCAGTTATCGGACGGTCCCGGCGGCGACCGGAACATCGTGTTCGCCCAATCCAGCGGCAAGCCGTTGCCGTGCCGGAATCGGCAGACGAGTATCCTGCCATCCGGGTGTTCGACGTTGAACACGTCGGTTGCCGGGTCATCGCGTAGCGCCACCAGATCCGCGATATCCTGGCGCGTGACGTACACCCCGGACGGCGTCTGGAGCGTGACCGGCAGACCGTTGACCTGCGTCGATCGCTGCACGATGCTCGTGCCGGCCAGCGACATCGAATCGGCCTGCTTGCGCGCGGGCGTGAATTCGTCGATCCACTCGAGATCTCCCGGGAGTACCACGCCGCCTATATTCCAGTCGTTCATCCCGCGCGCTCCTGGTCGCGTTCGATTCGCTCGAGCACAAAATCGGCAATCCGGTTCATCTGGTTTTCGGAGAGCACGACCTGTTCGCCCTGGTCGCGGCGGAATTCGACGATGATCCTTTGGACGATTTCGGCGCCGCCGAGACTGCCGATATCCTGGCCGAGCCGTCGCGTGTTATCCGAGAGCCCGCGCGTACGGTTGTCGGTCTCGCGCAGTTCACGGTTGTAATCCTCGATCGCCTGTTGCGCGGGCCCGAACTCGCGTTCCATGCCCTCGACAAACCGGTTGATGCGGTTGCGGGCGCCCTCGAACGTGAACAGTCCGATCAGGTTCCATTGACGGACGAAATCCTCGACTCTTGCCGTCGCTTCCGGACCCGCCTCGCGCCAGATGTTGATCGCGTTGCCCATGTCCTGTACGAGGCCCTTGGCACCGCGCGACGCGCCGCGCGCTTGCCTTCCGACCTGGTCCAGATCGCCGGCCGTCTGGCTCGCGGCGCTGCCGAGGTCCTGGATTGACCTCGTATTGCCGGCAGTCGATGCCGCGGCCGATTGCATCGCCGAAGCCTGTTCGTTGATCGCGGCGATCAACGCCCGAACTTCCTGCTCGGTCAACGCCCCTTCGGCCGCGAGGTTCTGGACCTGGCTGGCCAGCGCGTCGAGCTGGGTCTGTGTACCCGCGCGTTCAATGGACGCTGACAGCCCGTCGAAAGCCGCGCTCGTCGCTTCCGCTTCGTCGGCAACGATCTCCAGCGAACCGGCTGCGCCTTCCACGATGACCATTTTCGCCGCCGATTCTTCCGCGGCATCCCCGATACCGCCCACGGCTTCGCTTGCGCGGTTGCTGGCGGTCTCTACCTCGGCACCGGCTTGCGTGGCATCGAGCCCGATCTGCTCCAGCGACAACCCGGACTCAAGCAGCGCGCGCTGCATTTCGCCCAGGTTGTCGTTTACGCGCTCGACCGGTTCGTTCAGCCCGCTGTCCACCGCCGCGCCGGCGCGCGTCGTGGCGCTTTCAACGCTGGCCGCGCCTTGTTGTGCGGTAACGGTCAGCGCCTGCCAGCCCTCGACCATGCGGTTGACGCTGGCGCCGACCTTGCGCTCGAAAGCTGCCGTACTATCGGCGATGGACTGCTGGAAAAGTGCAGCCTCTTCCTTGATCGTGCCCAGCGCCTTGATGGTGCCCAGACTGAAAAAGTCCAGCACGGCGGCGAACTTGCTGATTGCGCCGGTGGCCACCTCCAGCGCCTTGCTGATGACCACGCCGGTGGCGTTGAACACGGTGCCCAGGGCGCCGACGAACACTTTAATGCCGCCGATGATCTGCCCGAAGAGCGACTGGAATCCAGCGGTCTGCGCGCGGAACGTGGCCAGGCCGCTGCGCACGCTTTCGATGAAGCCGGCGAAGCGCTCCCGGGCCGCTGTGAAATCGATGCCCTGGACGAACTGGACGACGGCTTCCCGGCCGGCCCGAAAGGTCTCGACCAGTACATCGCGCAGCGTCGCCAGGGTGTCGGAGGCGGCGAAGTTGCGAATGACGTCGGCGAGATCGAAGACGCCTTTCTTGATTTCCTCGGTCAGCGGCTGGGTGAGCGCGATCTGCAGCTCGCTGAATGCAGACTGGAGATTACGGAAGGCGCCGGGAAGGTTGTCTTCCAGCGCCTTGGCGGCTTCTTCGCTGGCGCCGCCGGCGTTGTTCAGTTCCTCAGTAAGCTGCTGCAGGGCCGGCGCGCCACCGGCCACGATGGCCTGGATGGCCGGGCCGGCACGTAATCCCAGCGAGCGTATGGCGGCCTCGGCATCGCCGCCGGCGCCGGCCATTTGAGAAAGCGCGGTGATGAAGTCGTCGGACGTGATGCCAATCTTTTCGAGTTCGGCGCGGAAATTGCTGGCCGGGTCCTGAAACTGCAGGATGGCGTTGCGCAGGGCCGTGCCGCCCAGACTGCCGCGGAAGCCGGCATCGGCCAGGCGCCCGATGAGCGCGGCCGTTTCTTCGATTTCCAGCCCCGCCTGGCGCGCCACCGGCGCGACAAATGTCATGGCCTCGCCGAGCTGGGCCGTGGTCTGGGCCGATCGCTGGGCGGCGCGGGTGTAGACGTCGGACACCCGGCCGGCTTGGTCGGCAGCCAGGCCGAATGCGTTCAGCGCCGTGGTGACCTGGATGGCCGATTCGGCCACGGTCTGGTTGTTGCCGGCCGCAAGGTCCAGCACCGGGTTCAGCGTTGCAATCGCCTCGCTGGCGTTCTGGCCAGAGCGTGCCAGTTCCTCGATGCCCTGCGCGGCCTCGGTGGCACTGAACCGGGTTTTCGCGCCGGCCTCGCGCGCGGCCGCTTCCAGCGCGGCCATTTCCTCGGCAGAGGCCTGGGTGATGCCCTGCAGGATGGAGAGCTGCTCCCCGAAACCGCCGGTGTTGCGGATGGCGCTGGCCAAGAACGCGCCGCCGGCCAGCGATACCAGCCCGCCCAGCGCGCCGGTGACCAGGCCGATGGGCCGCAATACGCTGCCGACCGCGCCGGAGAGCTTGCGGAAACCGCTGCTCGCCCGGTCGCGCAGCCGAATAATGATATTGGCTTCTTTTTTGGCCACTACGTTCTACCGAGGAAAAAGCGGAGATTTCGTTGCAGTTCGTCCAGGAAGCGTTCCTGGGCGAACTCCCCCAGTGGCTTTTCAATCTCGACACCGGCGAACATGTCGGATGCGCTGGGGCCTTTCTTGGACGTGATTGGAAGGCGCCCGGACGGGGGTTCACCCTTCTCCACGTAACGCGTGAACACCTGTGGGTTACCGTCCAGTCCGCGGGCGATGAAGGCTTTCTTGATCAACTCGCGGCTGCCCTTCTCGACCGCCACAGACACCCCGGCCTTGACCTGCCGCGGCGGACCCGACTGGCCGCGGAAGCTATTGAGGCCGATCGGCTTGCGCTTGCCAATGATCCGGAACGAGAAGTTGGTGAAGTTCGGGCGGCTGAGGACGACATCCTTCTTCAGCCGGCCGGCCTGGATGTTGTACTTCTCGCGAACGGCCTTGGACGCTTCCTTATTCGCGCCTGTACGCGTACGCCTGAGCGACGTGCGCATGGCCCGCTTGAGCTGCTTGGGCGCCGTGGTGCCGAAGATACGCTCGAGCTCGCGCACTTCGCGCGAGTCGACGGAGATATCACCGGCCAACGGTCAGCCGCTTTTCTGCGCGAGTTCGCGCTTGCGCATTTCCAGGCGATCGGCAGCGTAGGCGTTGATCAGCCGGGCGGCACGCACGGGGCTGTAGTGAATCTGCCGGGCCACGGTGCGCGCCTCCACGGCCGTGAACGGCCCGTACATCCAAAGCGATTCGCGCACCTTCCGGCGCTGACGCACCCGCCAGCGCCGGATCTGCATGCCGATTCGCATGGCCTTAGCTGGCCTTGCTCTTGCCGGCCTTGGGCGCTTGCGTGATCAGCCCACGCTCGGCCAGCCATTCGGCCTGAGCGGGCGTGCACTTGCGCTTGTCGCCATCGGCCACGGGCTTGCCTGCATGGGTAACCGTGCGCCCTTCGGGCACCTTGAACGTGACTTCGATCAGATCGGACATGGATTACACTCCTGCAAGTTCGCGGAAGGTGAACGGGCCGGATTCGGTCGACGGGGTGACCATGGAACCCTCGAGCGGGATTTCCATGAATGCCTGGTCTTGAATGAATCCGATGGCGTCGCTGGGTCGGAGCCGGGCGTCGTGGATTACGATCTCGCCGCGCTTCTTTGTCGCCTGGTCTTCCATGTCGCCGAAGATGCGCACGCGCACGTTCTGCTTGGTGTGGCCCACTACGCTGAAGCCGCTGATGGCCGTGAAGTCGTAGCTGGTGTCGTAGGCCGTGGCGTCGGTCATGGTGCCGGTCGACAGCGCCTTGATCATGCCCTTGCGCGTATCGACCACGTAGTCGGTGCCCTCGGTAAACGTGCCGGAAGCGCCGTCGTCGATCGAGACCGTGCCATCGGTGACGTTGACGTTGGCGAGCTTGACCCACTTGTCGTGGAAGTACGTGACCGATTCGGCAGCCGCGGAACCAGCGCTGATATCCACGTCCAGCTTGTCGCCGAGCAGCGCCATGGCCAGAATCTCGGGGATGGCCTCGTCTGTGGTAATGGCCATCTGCGGCGCGGCCGTGGCCTGCTGGAATTCGTCCAGCGCCTGGCCGGGGCCTTCGCGCCGGCGGCTGAGCCGGGCAACGGTTTCCACCTCGGGCGGGGTGACCGTCAACGTGGTGCTGTTGATGATCTGATCGATGAAGCCGGTAAAGGCCCCGGCGTCGTCATAAAGGCCGACGTAGATATCGCCGACAAAACTGCGACCGCTCATAGTGCTACCTCCAATAATGAAAAAGCCGCCTCAATGGCGGCCGGGACGGGGATGGATTGAAAGGGCGCCTTATGGCTCCCAGGGTTCCGAAAGGTTTTCGATGTAGGTAATTTCCAGCGCCACCTCGACGCCGATGAACTCGTCACCAGCCTCGGGGATGACCGATTCGGCCGTGCCCAGGCGAATGCTTTTCAAGCCCAACTGGCGGTAGAACTGCTGGTCTTCCGGGTGCTGAAACACCGCCTGCTTGATATCGGCTTCGAGTTCCTCGGCGCGATCGAACCAGGTGGCGCGGTCTTCCATGGGACGGAAGCCGAACACCGCAAGCTGGCGCGTGAACACCACCAGCAGGTGCGCCCCCGGCCGGATGCTGCCCTGCTCGTCGGCAGGCTCGGCAGGCTCGATCTGAATCACCAGGCCGGTATCACGCGTCACGCCCTGCGAAGGTCGCAGCGGATCGGCCGCGTTATCGATAGGAATCGGCCGCAAACCGGCATCGGTGCGGAACCCATTGGCCTGCTGAATATCGCCCAGCCGCGTGCGGATGCGCGTCACGATCTTCTGCCAGCGGGTCATCGCCGATAGGCCTCGTATTCAATCAGCGAAGGATCGGTGGAACTCCGGCGCCGGTCGATCTGCCAGGTCTCCCCGCCGGCTTCAACCGTACCGCCCTGCACCGCCAGTCCCACCTGCGAGCGCAACAGCGAAAGCACGGCACCGCCCTGCGTCACCTCCCCGGTCGTCTCGCTCACCAGGTCGGCAACAATCACGCAAACACCGGTCACCGGCTCGCCGGAATCCGGCGGCGTATAAACCGCATCGGTGAACGCGCCCATGCCCTCGCCGGCCAGGGCTTCGACGATGTCCTTGTCGATGGATTCGAGAGTCATCCGGGCGTGACCGGCACGTTACAGGGTGGCACCGGCCTGGACGAGCTGCTCCAGACTGACACCGCCGACGCGGTTGGCTGCGTCTTGCAGCGATTCGAACGGGCCGTCGGCTTCGCGGCTGGCGACGATGTCCCCGGCCGTTTTCTTGCCCACGCCCTTGATGGCCTGCAGTTCCGACGCGCTGGCCGTGTTGAGGTCGGGACCTCCGCCCGTGACCGTATCGCCCTCGACCTCTTCGCGCCGCTCACCGGTGGCCGGGGCTTCGCGCTCTTCCTGCGAGAACTCGGGCAGGGGTTCGGCGGGCTTGCCGGCCGGATGCACGATGCCGCGCTGGATGAGCTCGCGCGCTTCAGCATCGGGCAGTTCGGTGGGAGTGCCCGGGGGGCTGGTGGGCGGCGTGCCGCCCACCAGGGTGCTCTTGTGGCTGATGACCCGCATGTCGCTTACCGGACCGTTGCGCTGAACGTGGCGTTCGGGCGGTAGGGCACGGTGAGCGGGGCGGACTGCATGAGCAGGTAGCGCACCGACGGATCCTGCTCGAGCCAGCTCTTGGAGAAGAAGGCACGCGGCTGGATGCCGGCGTCTTCGTCCAGGATGGCGCCGAAGGCACGCACGCCTTCGATGTTGACCGTATCGCCGATGATGACGGTGTGGTCGGGCAGCACCTTCTTGGTGGTGCCGTCTTCCGGGTCGATGTAGCTTTCATTGTAGACCCAGAGCTGGATATCGCCCAGGTTGCCGACGAGGCGGGCACGGGTGGCGCGGTCGAGCGTGATTGCGCCGGTTTCGGCCGTGCTGGAACCGCCGCGGCGAAGATCGACAGCCTTCTCGAACTTGGTGTCGGCCTTGAGCAGCTGCCAGGCCTTGACGTCCATGACCACCGCGTTGGGCACGGCGCCGGACTTGTCCTGCAGCGTTTCGATCCAGGTTTCCAGGTTGTCGACCGGGCTCACGCCGGATTCGCCCCAGCGCGCGGCCGATGTGAGCGTGACCGAAAGCGCGGCGTCGCGGCCGAAGCTCACGACCTTCTCCGGGTACTGGTCGCCCTTGACGGTGACCTGTCCGGCCCGCAGCGCCTCGGATGCCATGACCACCTGGCGGCGGGTGAGCATCTGCAGCTGGTCTTCGAGGTCGCGGCGCACGTTGGCGGCGCGGCGCTGCTCGGGCGACAGAGCGCCGCCGATCTGCTCACCGATGGCCCGGCGCAGCGAACGGTCTGGCCGGTGGACGCGCTTGTCCTTGGTGTAGGCGGGCTTGAAGCTGTTGGTCGCGAAGCCCTTGGACTGCACGACCTTGCCGGCCACCAGCGGGTGCACGAACGGCGTCAGGCGCGGCTTGTCGTCGTCGACGTCGAAGAAGATTTCCTCGGTATCGAAGGTCTCGATCTCGGGGAAGAAGACATCGAGCAGAAACGACGACGGGGGCCGGATCTGTTCGACGACGCGGTTGAGCGTGGAAGTGTTGAAGATATCCATGGATCAGGCTCCCTGGTTCGGGGTGATGAAGATGCCCAGCCCGCGGAGCGCTGCACGGTGGTCATCCGCCGTGTCGTCGCCGCCGAAGGTGAGCGCGAGTTCGTTGAAGTGGCCGGAAAGGTGCACCACGGCCTCGGCATCGGCCGCGGATGCATCCACGTCGTGCGCCAGGATGGCGTACGGGGCGTTGATGGACGCCGTGCCCGATGCGTCGTCAACCAGCACCAGCTTGTTGCTGTTGCCGGAATCCTTGGCCAGGACGGCGCCGGCGGTGAGCGCGCCGGTGCCCGAAAGCACCGTCTGCTTTTCCGAAACGCGCGGCATGTCGCCGGCGATCAGGTTGTCGTGGGCAAGCGTGCCCTCTTCGGTGAAGTCTGCAAGCATGGTCAGTTCCTCAGTTGCTGGAGCCGGCCCGGCCGGCGTTCAGGATGAAAGTGGCAGCGGCCTCGGTTTCGTCCGCTTCGGATTCGGCCGCACCGCCGTCGTCGGAGCTGATGCCCGGCGACTTGCCGGCCATGGCCGCGGCGAGCGGGTCGGCGCTGCCCTGGGTTTCTTGGGCGGAGGCTTCGAGGATCTCGGTGGCATCTTCAGCCGAGTATCCCTTGGCGGCGAGCTTGTGGGCCAGGGCAGGCCTGGTCTTCGCTGCATCGCATCCGAGAATGGTCAGGACTCGCTCTGCACCGGCTTTTTCGCCTTCTGCGAAATTGTCAGCTGCCAGTCTTTCATTGCCGCTGGTGGCTTCGGCCAGAAGTTCGTCGACTTCGGCCTGCGTGTACGTGCTCTCGTTGGCGGCCTGTCCCGCGCCGCCGGTTGCAGTTGCTGCGCTCATAGAGTTTCCTCCTTGTTGAGCATTGGCGCGGCCGGGGCCGCTGGGGAAAGCCGGATCCCTGTCGGGGTCCGGGTCTTCGAAATTGTCCTGAATGGCGGCCAGCAGCCGGCGGCCGGTGGTTACGCCGTCGGCCAGGCCCTGTTCGACCAGCTCGGGGCCGTCGAACACGGCGGCTTCGGTGGCGCGCACGGCTTCGGTGGTCATGCCGCGGAATTCGGCGATGCCTTCGACGAATGCGCGGTAGGTCTTGTCGACCTTGGCCTGGAGCTTTTCGCGATCGCTTTCGGATAGATCGCGGTAGGGGCTGCCCAGCACCTTTTCGGTGCCGGCGTGGATGTGCGTGACATTGATGCCGGCATCCTCGAGCGCGCCCTGCAGCGAGGCGTGCGTGATGACCACGCCGATGCTGCCGCCGTGGCTGGACCGGGTGATGTGGACGCGCCGGCTTGCAGCCGATATCCAGTAGGCGGCGCTGGAGCCGGCGCCGTCGATCATGGCGTAGGCCGGCTTTTCCAGCGCGCGGATCATGCGGCCGAGGTCGTCCACGCCGGTGGCCTCACCCCCGTAGCTGTGGACATCGAACATGATGGCGCTGACGCGATCATCCCGGGCCACCATGTCGAGCTGGTGGGCGATGCCCTCGTAGCTCATGAGGCCGCTATAGGTGCCGATCCATGCGCCGCGGTTGACGAGCGTGCCGCGGATGGGGATGACGGCGACGCCGCGGTCGATGTAGTAGCCGGTGCGCGGGTCCATGCGCTCGCCGGCCAGGCCGGGGCCGACGGCATCCATGACGGCGCCGTCGGGCTGCTCCAGGCTGAGGCCCATCTTGTCGCGCATCGCCCATGCCAGCGCGTTGACCTTGTCGGGCTGGATGAGCAGCGGGGTGTCGAAGAAGCGCGCGGCGATGTGCGGGATGGAAAGGCCTTGCCGGGCGGCCTTGTTGTTGGCTTCCGAGCCGGGCAGGACGATGCGGTTGGTGGTATCGGTTTCGGTCATTCGTCGTTGCCTCCGGTGTTGGTGCGCTCGGCGTTTTCGCGGCGCTCTTCTTCGACCATGTCCGAATCCTCGAACTTGACGTTCTCAGAACCCCAGACCAGCCGGCGCGCGGTTTCTTCGGGCACGCCCTTGGCCAGGTAGTTCTGGTACAGCGCGACCTGCTCGTCGATGATTTCCTCGAGGTGCCGGCCGCGCTCGGCGGCTTCTTCTTCGTGGCTGGTGAGCCCGAGGCTGATGTCGATGCCGGTGGCGTTGGCGCGCTTGACCGGGTCGATCTCTTCGCGGCCGGGGCCGATCCACTTTGCTTGCGTGAACGCGCGCTTGGCACCGGGCGCCATGAATGCGCCGAAGCCGCCGGGCACCTGGATTTCGCCGGAGCTGATGGCGTCTTCCAGCCAGAGCGTGTAGATGATGGACGCGTAGCGGTTGGCCACGTGGTAGCGCTCGGACAGCACGAATTTCCAGGCCTCGAGCATGCTGGCCCGGGCGCTGCTGAAGGTCGTGTTGGTGTAGTCCTTGCTGAGCTGCTCGTAGCTAGTGTTGGTGGCCGCGGCGATGTGGCGCAGCGCGGCGCGCTCGAACTGTTCGAAGGCGGCGACCGGCTGCTTGACGCTGGTCATGTTGAGCTTTTCGCCCGGGAACAGGTGGGCGATTTTGCTGCCGTCGAATTTGACCTTGTCGGTGCCGCTGTGATATTCCAGCGCGTCGGTCAGGTAGGCCGACAGCGCGCTTTCGCTTTGCGCGCCCAGCGCGGCCATGACCTCCGGGTGATCGACGCTGGACTCGATGACGGCGGCGTACATGCTGTTGATGATGGCCGCCTGCATGGCCGTGGACTGCCAGCGCTCGAGCATCTTGATTTGCTTGATGCCCGAAAGCAGACCGGTGCGTCCACGCGATTGGCTGGGACGCTCCTGGTCGAATATATGAATGAGCTGCAGCCGGCCGAATTCGGTTTCGCGCCGCACAAAGCGCCACCGGAACTGACCGCGCAGGTTGGTCGAGTCATTCGGGTGCGCGCTGCGAATGAACGCGCCGACCGGTGCGCCGAAGCGATCCTTGACGATGCCGTGGCGCAGGCCCGGGTCGTCGATCTTGCCGGCCGGCGTGCTGACGCGCTCCGGATCGATCGGCTGTACGGCCGTGCGATATGGCCAATTGCTGCGCTCGATCCATTCAGCGGTCGCTACAATCTCACCGCTCATCATGCGCGAGCGGTAGCCCTGGCGAAGCAGGCCGGGGAAATCCAGCACCCGACTGGCGTGAATGCGGTGCTCGGGATCGTAGGCGTATGAGCGCCATTTGGTCTGCACTTCGGCAGCGAATTCGCGCGCCCATTCGGCGCTGAGCCCGAGATAGCGGTAGTCGGGCTTGGGCACCAGCATCAGGTCGGGGCCGATGACGCTGTCGAGCTGCGTCTGAACCAGGCCGCTGGTGATGCCGTTCTCACGGATCAGTTCGCGCAGGCGGCCGACGCTGGTCTCCCAGCCCTCGATGGCTTCGTCGTCCGGCGACTGAAGCATGGGCATCCAGCGCGCAAGGGTCTGGTCGGTGCGGTCTTCGCTGCCGTGGGCAGATGCCTGTGGCTGTGTCCCGCCGCCGATGAGCCCGGACACTGATTTTCGCAGGGCGTCGAGCATCAGTGGCTGATCCCGATCGGCCGGCGCGCGCGCGCGGTGTTGATGCCGAGCTGCGATTCGAGGCTGCGGATCCGGGCTTCAAGGCGATCGATGTTTGCCGGGGTGTAGGAAAACCGACGGTCGCCGTGACCGCCGCTCTCCAACTTGGAGCCAGTCAGCAGCTTGCGGCGGGCGACGTAGAGTTCGTCGAGCTCGGTCTGAAGGGCAGCCTGGTCAACCATCGTTGAGTTCCTTCGCCAGTTCGGCAAGTGATTTCCGCGGGCGCGATGCGTCGACGCGGTTCGATTTCGCCGGCACGCTGTCCGGATTGTCCAGGGCGATGCCCATGCGCTCCTGTGCGATTCGGATCGCGGCAAGTGCATAGTTGCTGCAATCCCACGGCTCGTTCCGGGTGCGGCCCTTGCGCATTTGCCAAACCATGCGCCGGCCGCTGGGCGTGTGCTTGGGCCGCATTTCTTCGGCCGTGAGCTGCTTGAAGTATTCCTTGCCGAATGCATCGGTGCGCGGCCAGTGCCAGAAACCGGGGCCGGGCTCGTCGATGAGCATGCGGCGCTGCATCAGCGTCTTGCCGGTATCGGTGCCGACGGTGACCAGATAGGCGCCGTACTTGCCGCGCTTCTTCGGCCAGTTCACGATCGGCTTGTTGTGCTGGGCAGAGCCGACAATGGGTATGAGATAGAACACGCCGATGTCGCGGCTGAGCTCGGCGACCTCTCGCGAGTAGTGACCGCCGTAGTCCATGCAGCCGAGGATGGGTTCGTGCAGCGTGCCATCAGCCTTGCGGAACTGGCGCTGCAGCACTTCGCGCAGGCGTTGCCATACGGTCGGTTTGCTCGGGTCGCCGTTAATCACCTGGTAGTCCAGGCTCCAGCGTTCCTCGTATGCGCCCCAGCCATCCCACTGGATTTCGAAGCGGTCGTCCTGTGTGTCCACCCCGAAGGTGATGGCGACCACGCCTTCGGGCACCTCCGCTTCGTAATGCTCGCGGCGGGTGCGATGCAGCACCTCGTAATCGAAGTTCGTAACGCCTTCTTCTTCCCACGTCTCGCCGAGCGTGAGGTTGACGAACGACTGCAAATTTTCCCGGTTGCGCTGCGCGTCCTGCCATTCGCCGACGATCTTCGACCAGGGCACCCGGTCGTTCATCGCCGACCAGACATGGATGCCGATTCGGCGCGGCGTGTCGACGACGTCGCCCTTGTCGTTGCGGAACAGGCCGGTGTCTTCGT